AGACGTGTGCTCTTCCGATCTCTTTCGCTTAAACGAATCTCCCTTTACGAAGTTTGAAAATGGCTATTTTCCCTCGTAAAACACGATTCAAAACTGGTTTCTTTTCAATAATATCAAACGTTTCACAGATTGTTTCATAATCTCACTAATACGAATTTCCTCCCTCATAAACAGCACAAAACCTGGTTTCTCAAACAACAGGTTTTGTGGTACAATATTGGTAGGGGAGTTTTTCTTTTAAACTAAAATATATAATGAAAGGTAGGTGACAAAGCCCTATGCCAGCTCCGAAACCTATTATGGTAAAAGATTTACGCACACAACAAACCAGAGCATTTAAATCACAGACTGAGGCAGATAGATTTTATAATAAAAAATCGGGCTATTTTTAAAGACGTCAAAACAAAGTTAGGTGGCAAGAATCGCCATTATGAAATTATTGAAGTTGTATAGTTGACACCTCCTATATAATATGTTATACTATTGATATAATAAATAGGAGGTATTCAATTATGATTGAAATTTGGAAAGATATTGAAGGGTATGAAGGAGATTATCAGGTTAGTAATTTAGGAAGGGTTAAAAGCTTTAAATATAAGTCAGAACGGATTTTGAAGCCATGTGTAGATAAGGATGGTTATAGGGATGTTCGTTTATGTAAACATAACAAACCTAAACATTTTAAAATCCACAGATTAGTAGCAGAAGCTTTCATACCAAACCATGAAAATAAACCACAAGTGAATCATATTGATGAAGACAAAGTAAACAACATGGTCTCTAACCTGGAATGGGTTACACCTAAAGAAAATAATAATCACGGAACACGTACTGAAAGAATGATGATATCTCAAGGTACCAAAATCAAAGCAATAGATATTACAAGTGGTGAGTGCAATGAGTATCCGTCAATGGGTGAATGTGCAAGAAGGTTAGGTCTTAGTCAAGGTAATATCAGTAACTGTTTACACGGTAAACTAAGACAGACTGGGGGGTACGTATTCCAATATAAGGAGGTGAATTAAGTGAGTCGCCCAAAAAAACTCCTTAACGCAAGTAGCAAACATTTTACTGAAGAAGAACGACTAAAAAAACAAAAAGAAGAAGAAAAACTATACAACTACGAACCATTAGATTTTTCATACTTCCCAATGGGATTATTAAGAGGAGCCTACGCAGAGTGGGAACGTATAGGTGCATTCGTAGGAGATTTACCATTAAGTGAGTTAGATTCGCAGACCATGGTTTCTTACTGTAACTACGTTTACTTATATAGTAAATTAGCAGAAGAGGTTTCTATTGAGGGTGAAGTGACATCAGACGGAAAGCTAAACCCCAAAGTAACCGCAATGATGGGTTATAGTAAGCAAATCAAAAGTGCAACAAACGATTTAGGTTTAACTATCAATTCAAGATTAAAACTGGTAGCGCCAAAAGAAATAGAGAACGAATCAAACGACCCATTAGGTCAGTTGCTTAAAATGCGCGCACAAGGTTAACATTTTGTGTTATAATGTATTTATGTAAAAGATATTCTATGTTATTCAGTCGCAACTACTCCAATAGTTGCGTACATGTTAGCGGGCTAGGGTTGTAGCTTGCTCCCGCCTAGGGGCTTAGATAAGTAAAAAGAATACTAGGAGTAGCAACTACTATGCTTAACAGTAGCGCAACCATAGGTGTGAAAACCTAACAAAAAGGAATGCTCTTAACTCCTTAACCAAGTGAGCAAAACTCTATTAAGTGTTGTGGGGGTGTCCGTATGTGGAAGGTCAGCCAACCACATAACAACACTTAATCATTGAAGAACGGTTGCAGTGCGACCAATTGACTTAGGTAAGTTTGTTATCCCCTTTGGATAAACTCATGACCTAAGTCTTTTTATTTGTGCTATAATAGGGAATGAGGAGGTATGCAAAATGAATCAAGATTTTGTAAAAGATTATATTGATTATATAAGAGATAATCAAATACCAATAGGTAATAAAATCAAGCAAGCAATTAGACGTCATGAAAAGGACTTAGAAAAATCAAAAGACCCAGAGTATCCATATTATTACGACCCAAAAGAAACCTATGAACCAGTGGTTTTTATTGAAATGCTACCAGACCCAAAGACACGCAAAACAAATAAGCTAGCTAAGTTCCAGAAGTTTATTATTGCAATGATATATGGGTGGCGCAAAAAGAAAAACGGAATGCGCAGATTCAGAAAAGTATATATCAGTTTAGCACGTAAGAACGGAAAATCTATTCTGGTTGCTGGTATCTCACTATACGAGTTTCTATTAGGTCAATATCCACAGGCAAGCCGTCAGATAGTCGCCGCCGCCAACACCAAAGACCAAGCAGGTATTGTATTCAACATGTTAAAATCACAGCTAAAGGCATTGCGTGCAGTAAGTGATGGAACAAGGAAAGTAACCAAAGTTAATAAGAAAGACATTGAACACTTAGAAGATGAATCAACGGTTAAGCCACTATCAAGTGATGCAGATAGCTTAGACGGACTAGACGTGCTATGTGGTGTACTTGATGAGTATGGAGAAGCTAAAAGCACAGCCATGATTGAGGTATTAGAAAGTTCACAGTCACAACAATTACAAGGTTTAATTTTGATTATTAGTACAACAACCAAAAACTTGAATGGACCAATGCACAGCATAGAATACCCATTTATAACTAAGCTACTTAATGAGGAAGTGGAAGCTGATGCTTACCTTGCATTGTGTTGGGAAATGGATAGCCTAAGTGAAGTAGATGATGAAGCTAACTGGATTAAGAGCAACCCATTATTTGAGAATGCACAGTTACATGAAACAATGTACGAACATAAGGTTAACTCATTAGCAGAGTATAAGGCTAAGGGTGACATGAGTGGTTGGCTAACTAAAGAGATGAACTTCTGGGTACAATCATCACAAGACAGTTTCATTGATAAAGAATCTTGGGAAGCTGTTAAACAAACACAACCGTATGACATAAAAGGTAGACCAGTTTATATAGGGCTGGATTTGGCACGTACAGGCGATATGACGGCTGTTAGTTGGGTGATACCTATTGCAGAGGAACGCAAGCTACTTCTTGACAGTCACGCTTTTATAGCCTCTGTGGGCGGTATTGAAGCTAAACAGATAAAAGATAAGATACCGTATAGACAGTATGAGAACTTAGGACTAGTAAACATCAGTCAGCGACCAGATGGTTTGATAGACCATGAAGATATGTGCGAATGGATAAGAGAGTTCATAACAGAGTATGACTTAGACCTACAAGGTATTTACTATGACGGACACCAAGCAACACCATCTGTAATCAACTTAAGCAAGGACTTTCCAGACAAACTAATTGAAGTACCACAGCGCATCCAGTATTTAAATGCACCTACAAAGTACTTACGTGATGCAATTATCAAGGGTGAAGTGATTCAAACAGATAACCCACTACTAACTAGAGCGGTATATAATGCTATTATGCGTGAGTTTGCGGACAATATAGCTATTGAAAAGGCTATGAATCGTAACAAAATTGACCCTATAGATGCCTTAATTAATGCAATGAGTGAAGCAATGTACTTTGATTATGAGTATATTAGCTTTAAAGAACTGATTGAAGAAGGTAAATTTGGATTTGGTGTATAAAGAGTGCTTTAACTAGCACTCTTTTTTCTATTGTTTTGTGGTAAAATGGGGTATATAGGAGGGGTAAATATGCAAAATCCGGTATTGTTAGTAGTAATTTTCTACGTTTTAGGTATGCTATCACTAGTCACAGCAATGTTTTTCACTGGTTTAGTAGCTGGTTTAGTAGCCTTAGCAGTAGCATTATTAATTCCATCAGTAATCTTATACAAAGAATTGGGAGAAGGTGAATAATTAAATGGGAGTTTTTGTCGCACCTAGAAGCACAACAAAGCAGAACTTCATTGACTTTATCGAAAGCAGTGACATTTATTCAACAGAAATCACAGGTGAAAAGGCATTACGTAATTCAGACATTTTCACAGGTATCAACATTATTAGTGGTGACTTAGGACAGTCAAAATTTAGACCAACTAAGAATAGTGAAGCTGATGAACAATTTCTAAAAATGATTAACAAACGACCAAACAATAAACAAAGTCATTACATGTTCATGTACGCAACAGTAGCAAACTTGATTCTAAGCGGTAACTCATATGCATTAATCCACAGAGATAAATTAGGAGTAGTTGAGAGCTTGGAGTTTGTAAAACCTGAACAAGTAAATGTAATCCAAAACGTTACAACAGGCGAATGGTCGTATGATGTAACAATGGAGTATGGTAGCATTATGTACAAATGTACACCAGAAGATATTTTGCACTTTAGAATTACAACTGTAGATGGTTTCCTTGGTAGAAGTCCTTTACTATCATTGAAAGATGAAGTAGCTATGCAATCAAACGGTAGTAAGATTTTAAGCAAGTTCTTTGCCAACGGTGTATTTGGTGGAGGTATCTTGAAACTAAAAGGCGGTTACGTTGATAACGAAACAAAAGCAAAAATCAGACAGGACTTTGAAAAGGCAAACGGTGGTAGCACTAACAGTAATGGTGTTATTGTCTTAGACGAATCAACAGAATTCCAAGAATACAAAATGAATACTGATATTCTTAAACTGATTCAAGGTAACAAGTTTAGTACACAACAGATTGCAAAAGTATTAGGTATTCCATTGAACCGCTTTGGTATGGAATTAGTAAACTCTACAGATAGTGGTGCAAATGACATCTATATTGCTTCAACTATTAGCCAATATGAAAGAGCTATCTGTGATGAAATTGAAATTAAAACAGGTAACGAGTTAGAATTAGACCTCACAACATTATTAAATGATACCTATGAAGATAGACGTAAACGAGTTTTTGAAGGCAAACAGAATAAAGAGTTGCTAAAAGCAATTAAGACTAACGAAATTCGTGACTATTTAGGTTATGCAGATGTTGAAGAAGGTGAAGAATTAATGAAAGTAGATGAAAAAGAAGGAGTGTCAGCAAGTGAAGAATCTTGAAATTAGACAACTACAACAGGTTGAAACAGTAACAGACAATATTGTTGAAGGCTACGCTTTAAAGTTTGATTCACCTAGTGAAAACTTAGGTGGATTCATTGAGTTCATAGATAAGCGTGCATTAGATGGTGTTGATATGAGTGACGTTCGTATGTTCGTTGACCATGATTCAAGTAAGTTATTAGGACGGACAAAGAGTGGAACATTAACATTAGAGGTTGACGACATTGGGTTAAAATTTAGAGCATTACTTCCTGATACATCAGTAGGACGTGATGCAATGGAACTAGTTAAACGCGGTGACCTTAGTCAGTGTTCGTTTGGATTCACAGTTGCTAAAGATGAATGGCGCAAAGCTGATGGAATAAATCACAGAACTATCAAACAAATCAAGTCACTATTTGAAATCTCACTGGTTTCAATTCCAGCATATGCAGACACAGATGTTAGTGTGGCTAAACGTTCATTAGAACAAATGGAAGAGGAAGCAAAACAATTTCAAAAGCGTAAACTAGAATTAGAATTAAACCTATTAGGGTTATACAAGTAACACCCACAAGTTCCCTTGTTCGTGATATACTATCTTTAGTAAGAAAAATAATATTAAAGGGGTGTGCGTATGTCACGGCAAGAACTTATGGAACAAGCACAAACTTTATTATCAGAAGGTAAACTTGATGAAGCTGAAAAAGTAATGCAACAAATTAAAGCTTTAGATGAGGAAAAACCTAAAGAAGAAGAACGTGCAGTTGATAATAAAGAAGAGGAGAAACCAGAGGAAGAACCTAAAGCAGAAGATGCTAAGGACGAACCAAAGGAAGAACCTAAAGAAGATAAGGAAGAAACAAAAGAAGAACGTTCAGCAAAAACTGAACAAGATTTTGAAGAACCTAAAGAGGAACCAAAGGAAGAACCTAAAACAGAAAAACGCTCACTAGAGCAAAAAGGAGAAGAAAACATGGAGAAAGTTATTTTAGATGGAAAAGAAGTAGAAAATAAAGAAGTGCGTGGATTCTTAGAATACTTACGCTCAAAAGAAACACGTGCATTGCCTGAATCATTTGAAGGTGTTAAGTCTGCGGATGCATCAGCAATTATCCCAGAAGAAATCATCACAAAAGCTAAAATGTTACCTGAAACAGTTGTTGACTTACGTAATATGGTTACACGTCAAAAAGTAACAAATGCTATGGGTAAATATCCAATCTTGAAAGCTAATGAAGCCGTGTTGGCATCAGTTGAAGAACTTAAAAAGAACCCTGATTTAGAAGGACCAGCTTTCGAAGAAGTCAAATATGAAGTTGAAACTTACCGTGGTCAAATTGCAGTAGCAGAAGAAGCTTTACAAGATTCTGATGATGACTTATCTGGAATCATTGCACGTCACATTCAACGTCAAGGTTTGAACACAGCTAACAAAGCTATCGTTACTAAATTAAAAACAGCAACAGCAGTAGCAGCAACATCAATTGATGACTTGAAAACACAAGTTAACACTGGTTTTGACCCAGCTTACAACTTAGAGTTTATTGTTTCTCAATCATTCTTTAACGCTTTAGACCAAATGAAAGACGCTAACGGTCGTTACTTACTAGAAGATGACATCAAAGCACCATCTGGTAAATCTCTATTAGGACGTAAAGTAACTGTTTTAGCTGATAAATTAATTGGTACAGTAGACGGTGACAAAGTAGCATTCTTAGGACAACCTGATGCATTCGCAGTCTTCTTCGACCGCGTAGACACAACTGTACGTTGGGTTGAGCATCAATACTTCGGTCAAGTATTAGCAGTAGCTATGCGCTTTGACTGTGAAGTCGTTGATAAAAACGCTGGTAAATATATCACTTTAACACCAGCACCCTAGTACGCCACCTGTGGTAGGGCAGGTGACACCAGCTGAAACATCAGCAACAATTGAATTATCGTAAACACTAAGAGGTGGGGCATTCGCCTTACCTCTTTTTAAACTATAAAAGGAGAGTGTAAATTATGGCTAAAGTATTTAACGTATACAAGAAAACAGGTGAAAAGATTGTGACTGGACAACCATCACCAGTAACAATCACTGGTTTAACAGCAGAAACACCATATAGTAAAGGTGATTTTCAAGTAACAGCTATTGAAGATGGAAAACCCGAGTCTAGTAAAGTAGATGTACCAGCATTCACTACAACTGCAACAGCTGGATAATAAAAGAGGGTTAAGCCCTCTTTTTAACTAAGGAGGTATGATAATGTTAACATTAGCAGAAGTAAAAAACAATCTAAGATTAGACTATGATTTTGATGATACCTACCTACAAGGACTGATTGATACGAGTGAACTATTCATCTTAGGAGCTATTGAGTTAAAGACCGCACCAGATGATAAACGATTCAAGACATTACAGTTCATGTTGGTTTCATTATGGTATGAAAACAGAGTACCAGCAACAAGCGCATTACAACAACAAGTACCCTTTACAATCGTAGCAATGATTCATCAATTAAGGGGGTTACAAGATGCCACTGATACCAACACAACGACTTGACAGAAAGATAAGTATCCAACATAAAACCACTCATAAGAACGAATATTATGAGTGGGTCACTGATTGGGAAACCAAGGGCACTATATGGTGTTCAGTAAAACAACAGTATTTCAAAGACTATAAAGAATCATTAGGTACTGTTTTAGAGGATACAACAAACTTCATTATCAGATACGAACAACAGATTCATATTGACAATACTATGCGTGTTGTATACAACGGTGTTAACTATGACATCATACAAGTATTAGAAGGTAGCTTCCAACGTGACTTTACAACGCTTGTATGTAAGAGGGTGAAGGAATGAGTAGTCCAAACTACGTTGACTTTTCACAAGTCTACAAGCGATTAGAAAAAAGCGGTAAAAAGGCTGACCTAATTGTTAGTAAGGCAGTGAATACAGCTGGTGAAAAAGCAATGAATGAACTAAAGCAAAATACACCACGTTTTAACGGCACAAAGTATAGTAGGGATGGTCAGGACTACAAAAAAGAACATATGCGTGACCATGTTGTAATGAGTAAAGCAAATAAGAATAACCATATAGCAGAAGTTGGCTTTGATGATGATGTGGCATGGATGGCACACTTTCCAGAGTTAGGAACAATCAAACAACGACCACAAGGGTTTATACAAAAAACAATAAACAGTATTGAGAGTGAAGTTGCATCAATCATTCAAAAAGCATTGCAGGAGGCGTTTCTAAAATGAGATTACCAATATTACAAGTAGCAGAAGCTTTAGAGCAAGCACACCCAGAAGTCAACTGGTTTACTAATGAAGTACCCACTGAATTTCAAACATTACCACAATTACCAGTAGGTAGAATTGTAGAACTTGACGGACGGTACACAGAATATGCCAGTGCAGACCCTAATTATTTTGTAACACATGTTCAGGTGGATTTGTGGTGTGAGGACTTGAAAGAAGTTGAAAAGTATTACTTTGAAATTGACAAGACCATGCGTGCAGATAATGTGCAGTGCGTATTATCACAACAATCGTATGACCCAGACCTGGAGGGTGCACGTAGAGTTATCAAACGTTACACAATCAGTCAAAGAGTTGTCTAAGTGACACCCTAAAACACGTTGATTAATGATATAATTATTCTAGTAAGAAAATATAAACACTAAAGGAGAGAAACAATTATGGCAGTAGTAGGTTTTAAGAAAGCTATTATCAGCGTACCTAAAGCAGAAGGTTCTGGCGTTGATAAATACACAATTGATAAAAGCGGTGGCGGTACTATTGAAGCGTCAATTCAAGGAATTTCAGCAGAACAAACAACCGTTTATGCGTCAAACGTTCCAATTTGGGTATCAGCTAAAGGGGTTGGAGAGTTAACAGCTTCATTAAACGTATTTGACTTGTATAAAGACAACGTTTATGAGAAAATTTTAGGTATTGAACGTGGTGAAGATGGTATTGCAATCGTTGGCGAAGATACAGAAGCACCTTACGTTTCAGCAGTATTTGTTGCAGACGGTGCAGATGGTAAAGAAATGTACTTTGGTTTAGTTAAAGGACGTTTCAGCCACCCAGAAATCGCATTGAATACAACAGAATCTGGTGGTACAGAACCAAACACAGAAACAATTGAAGGTTCATTTGTAACAGATTCACGTGGCTTCGCATACATGAGTGCTGTTTCAAGCGAAACATTAACACTTGATAAGTTTGTTGACAAAGTAAACAATATTAATCCATTGCCCTAGTACGCCACCTGTGGTAGGACAGGTGACACCAGCTGAAACATCAGCAACAATTGAATTGACTTAGAAGAGCTTAACGGCTCTTCTTTTTTATTACACTGGTTTCACCAACACCCACAACCACTAGTGTTTATGCTATAATATCTTTAGTAAGAAAAATAACTTTATTGGAGGAATCAATTATGATTAAAATTACACTACAAAATGAAGAAGGAAAAAGTTTTACAGTCAAACAAAAATCAATTTCAACTCGTTCAATGCGTGAACTAATTAAATTCCATGCAACAGTTGAAAAAGTTGAAGCTGGTGAAGTTGAAATGTCAGAATTACAAATGATTGATGAAATGATTCAATTAGTAGCTGATATGTTCATGGACCCACGTGTTACATTTGATGCAATTCAAGATTCAATTACAGCTGATGACCTAATGCCTACGATTGAAGATATTTTCTCAAATGCAATGGGAAGCAATGACGAAGGAAAAAAAGCCTAGGGGCTGATGAGTTAAAAGAATTAGAAAATACGTCATTCACAGAACAGTTAGAAAACTTTGATGACTTATATAGACAACTATTAGAAAGTGGTAATTGGAGTTTATCAGAGATAAACAATTCTGATTACTACTTTCTTTTAGATTTATTTAACAATCAGAAAGCCCCTAAAAAAGAGAAGAAGCAAGACCCTATGTCATTCTTTGGTTCAGTATTATCACCAGCAGAGATGGCTAGAGCGAAAGGAGAACTTGAATAATGGCAGATAAACCAATTGGTAACATGAAGTTTGGTATAGGTGTTGAGGGTGTAGATAATACCATTAAAACACTTGACCAGTTGCAAAGTAAAATGCGACAAGCTGAAAGTGCTATGCGTGCAAATGCAAAGGCTTTTGATGACGGTGGTAAGAGTATGCAAGGTTTAAGTCAAAAAACAAAAGACTTAAACACAGTAATGGGGTTAGAAGAACAAAAGATTAAGATTTTACAAAAGCGCAGAGATGAAGCCATTCAGAAATATGGTGCTGAATCTAAGCAAGTTGACAATCTTAACACTAAAATTAATCAATCAACAGCTAAGTATAATGCATACAACCAACAGTTATCAAAAACAACAACAGCACTAGAGAAACAAGTGGTTTCTTCAAGTAAATACGGTAGACAAGTTGAAGCTAATAACAAGGCAACAGAAAAAGAAGTTGCTATTGCCAAAAAACACGGTACAGAGATAGACGTTGTTAAGGCAAAACAAGAGGGTCAACGACGCAACCTAGAGATAATGAACAAGGCTGTCAGAGAACAGTCAAATGAGGTCACACAGTTAACTAAGAAGTATGGTGCTAACTCAACAGAGGTAAAAGAAGCACAGCAAAAACTACAAGCATACGCAAATGAAGCACGCAAAAGTGAAAAGAATGTGGATGCTTTAGGTGATGAACTAAAAGAAACAGAAAAAGCAATGAAGGGTGTAAGTACAGAATCAAAAGAAGCTAGTTCAAGTGCTAGTAAGTTAGATGGTGTGTTTTCATCACTTAAAAAGACAGCTTCTGGTGTAGGTAGTTCTATCAAGTCAGGATTTGGCAAGATTGGTTCTGCTATTGGTTCAGCAACAAAAGGTGTAGGTATATTCTTAGGTGCTGGCGCATTAGGTGCAGTTGCAAACATTGGTTCAAAAGCGTTTGATACTGTTAAATCATCTATTGATGGTGCATTAAATAGGATTGATACATTAAACAATAGTACACGTGCATTTGAGAACATGGGTGTAGCTACAAAAGACATCACTAAGAACATGGATAAGTTACAAGAGGCAACACGTGGTTTACCAACAGCCTTAGACAGTGCAGTGAGTAACGTGCAATTATTAACAGCTTCAACTGACGACATGGGATTGTCCGTTGACGTATTTAAGGCAATGAATGATGCTATCCTAGGTTTTGGCGGAGATGCCCAAATGGTTGACAGCGCGGTTGTTCAGTTATCTCAATCGTTCTCAAATGGTAAGGTAGATGCGCAAACGTGGAACTCAATGATTAACAGTGGTTTAGGACCTACCCTTAATGCCTTAGCTAAAGAAATGGGCATGACAACAGGGGCATTAAAAGAAGGATTGTCATCAGGTAGCATATCAGTAAGACAGTTCCAAGACGCCTTAGTTAAAATGGATAAAGAAGGTGGTGGCGGTCTTAAGTCATTAGAAAAGATAGCTAAAGATAGCACACAAGGTTTTGGTACTGCAATAGCCAACATGAAGTCAGCTGTTACGCGTGGTACAGCTAAGATGATTGAAGGACTAAACAAATCACTAGAGAAAATGGGTCTACCATCTTTCCAAGAGCAGATAACAAACACAGGTAAAAGGTTTGAAGCTTTCTTGGGTGGATTAGGTGACAGCCTACCTGAATTAGCCAAAAACCTTTCATGGGTTGGTAAGCTATTCAAGGGTACCTTTGATGTATTTGGAAAAGTTACAGGTGAAGCGTGGGGTTACTTATCAGACTTTGGTAAAAAAGTGGGCATGTGGGCAGAAAACATTAAACGCATCTGGAAAGGTGAAGGCATTATCAACGTTGGCGCACTTGGCTTAGACGCTAAGGGTATCAATAGAATTGATTCAGCAGTAAACCAATTCAAATCAGCATTTAGTGGGTTAAAATCATGGGGTTATAACTTTAAATCAGCATGGGAAGGCAAAGGATTAGTTGACCTAGACATGCTTGGTTTATCAGATGAAAAAATGAAAACTGTATCTAATGCTATTGTAGGTATTAAAGAATCACTTGGAAGATTTAAAGATTACATCAAAAATGCGTTTACTTTTGGTACTGGTGACGGTACACCAGCTGGTTTCTTTGAAACATTAACAAAAGTAGTTGATTTTATCACAGTTGAGGTTATACCAACAATTATACCATTAATTGACAAAGCCTTAAAAGCAATCACTAAGTTACTTGGTGGCGCTCAAAAGATTTTCAAAATAGTATTAGACTTCTTTGTAAAAGAACTACTACCAATGATTATGCCAATTATTCAAGAGTTAGCAGAAGCATTAGGTAAGATATTTGACAAAATAAGCAATTGGTGGGACCAGAACGGTGACCGTATTGGTAAGGCAATTATGAACCTACTTACACTATTGAAACCAATATTTGCTATTGCAATTGAGATTTTGAAATCATTTGTAAAATCAGTTGTGGGCTTCATTGATGGAATGGTAGACGCTATCACAGGTATTATTGATGTATTCTCAATGGTGCTAACTGGTGACTTTACTGGACTGTGGGACGCTATCAAACGTATTTTCTTTGGTGGTATCAAAGCTGTTTGGGAATGGTTCAACATCATGTTCATTGGTAAGATTTTCAAAGGTGTTAAAGGACTAGGAACATCAGTAAAAGGTACAATCAAAGGAATGTGGGATGCTGTTAAGAACTTCTTTACAAGCGGTGGTAGTAGTGCGGGTGCATTATTTGACAAGTTTGGTGGAAGTATCAAAGGTATCGCAAATAACTTCAACAATGCAATCAAGAACACAGTAAGTAACATGTGGAATGGTATCAAGAATTTCTTTAGTAGTGGCGCAAATGGTGCTAAAAACATCTTTGATGGATTCAAGAATGGTATCAGTGGTATTGCTAACACTATGAAAAACCTAGTAAGTAACACTATCCGTAACCTTTGGAATGGAATTAAGAACACATTTAGTACAGGTATTAAAACAGTTTCAGGCTGGTTTGCTGACCTACCAAACCAAATGGTAAGAGCAGTGAAGAACGGTGCTGGTGCAATTACTAATGCATTCAAGAGTATTTTCAACGGTGTACTACGAGCAATTGGCGGTCCAGTAAATGGTATTATTGGCGGTGCTAACTGGGTACTAGAAAAGTTTGGTGCGCCAACAGTTGCTAAATGGGATGTACCACAGTACGAACAAGGAACTGGTTCAGGTGGTCACGTAGGTGGACCAATGGTTGTCAATGACGGTGGTGGTGCTGAAATGGTCATTACACCAGATGGTAATGCAATGATACCTAAAGGACGTAACGTACTGATGAACGCACCTAAAGGTACACATGTATTAAACGAACATGAAACATCCGCATTCTTAGGTAAACGTGGGCGAGTTCCGTTCTACAAAAAAGGAACTGGTTTCATGGATGGGGTAAAAGACATGTGGTCTAATACCAAGTCATTTGTAGGTAATGGAATCAACAAGGTAAAAGAAACAATCAGTGATGTAATGGACTGGGTAGGTAAACCATTAGACCTAGCACGCAACGCAATTATGGGTGCAATGGACTTAGGTGGACTATCACACATCCCACTTGACATGGCAAAAGGTTTAGGTGGTAAAGCAACACATGCATTTGCTGAAAAAGTAAAAGCATTATTCAAGAAAAAAGAGGAAGAAGAATCCGCTGGTGCTGGTGGTGACTGGGCGCCAGTTATCCGCAAGGCGGCTAAATACATGGGTCAATCAATCAGTAGTTCACAGGTAGCTGGTTTAGTTGCTCAAATAATGCGTGAATCAGGTGGTAATGAAAAGATTGTTCAAAGTCCAGATGTGGTTGACATTAACACACTAAGTGGTAACCCAGCACGAGGACTATTGCAATATATTCCACAAACGTTTGATGCCTACAAAGTTCCGGGCTATGGTAACATTAACAATGGTTATCACCAATTGTTAGCATTCTTCAACAATAGTAACTGGGAAAATGACTTACAGTATGGTAAGTCTGGTTGGGGTCCACGTGGTCACCGTATCAGAGGATACTTCAATGGAGGTATTGCAAGAACACCACAGATTGCAACACTAGCTGAAAATGGCTATCCAGAAGTTATCATACCTACTGAACCATCTAAACGAGGTAGAGCAATGGCATTACTTAACCAAGCTAAACAAATGCTAGGGGTTAAGGATGAACGCAACCATGTTGGTGGAAGTGGTGAATCACAAGATATAGCGTTACTAGTTGGTTTAATGCAACAACAGAACGAATTGTTACAAGCTATCTTAGCTAAAAATACAGATATTGTATTGGACGGTAAGAAAATGAACAAGGAACTAAACGCTATACAGGCAGTGAACGAACGTAACGCAAGACGTAACATGGGTATAATTTAAAAAACATTAAGACAACCCCTTTACAAGGGTTGTCTTTTGTGTTATAATACTAGTATAGTAAATTATAAAGGAGAATGAGAATGGCTGAAAATTATGATTTTTTAAGAAGCTTTACCTTTGATGGTAAGGAAACAACACACTTATTTCAAATAGCCAAAGTGAACATACCTTTTTTATCAAAAGATAACGACTTTTTCACAGTAGGCAACACTGATGGCAAACATTTCAGAAACAGTAAACTAGGTGACTACAGTATTAGCATTGATGGTTTCATCATTTCAGACAATAGTGGTATGACTGTTTCAGAAACAAAGGATGAATTAGTCAAGATAATAAACAGTGATGAACCAAAAAGACTTATCTTAGATTTATTTCCAGATAGGTATTTCAATGCTATCTACAGTGGAACACAAGAGTATGATGCAACAGACACAAAGTATACACCATTTACATTAGTGTTTGATGTACCTGATGGATTGGCGCATGCTATAAACCCAGCTGGGTTTACAAATGTAAAAAGTGGTAATATTAATTTAATCTATGATAGTGAGTTCACTAAGATTAACCAGTATTTAAAACCTTGGGTAAAAGTGTTACCAGAAAAAAGATTAGGAAGCACAGTTATTGGTGCAGACTTTACAAGTGGTGTACCTTTTGAATATCTTAAGACAGGAACGGAAGGTCAAGCGTGGTTTCAAATGAACCAGTATACCAGAAGAATGATTCCTGATTTAAAAGTAGGTGACAGGGTTGTTGCTGGTATTACATTTAAAGGCTTTGTTGATTCAGATGATGCAGACATTGCTGGAAGAATTGTAGTAGAAGAATGGGGAGATGCACCACTTAGAATCTTGAAACGACACACTAGAGATATTCCTAAAGGGACTACAGAATGGACCCACTTCTATTTAGACATTAAGCTTGAATCGCCTAATGTAAAAGGAATTAACTTCCAGTATTCCGCTTTTGGTAGTGAGTTTAGCGTTGCATATGCTAGACCTTACATGTATTTAAACCCAGAAACAACAGGGCAGTACGTTCCATCAGAATTCCAATACACTGAAAACATCACAATTCAAAACAAAGGAACTTACAAATCATATCCAACATACACATTTAAAATGAATAGTGATAACGCATTCTGTGGTTTAGTTGATGGTAAAGGAAATGTTTTACAGTTTGGTTACCCAGCTGAAAAAGATTATATTGAAAAGACAAAGGTAGAAACAGTTAAGTGGTGGGACTTTTGGGGTAACAAACCATTAGATGACTTTAGAATTAACGAGGGGTTCGTTTCAAGCTATCCAAACTATGGTGGTGATATTAATAAACCTAACATATTTGATGGTACAATAGATATGACACTAGACCCAAATAGTGCCACACCTGTTTTTGGTAGCGCAAATGACCAATACTGGCATGGACCAAGCATGGTTGCAGTTATACCACCAAGTTCAACCAATGACAGAACATTAAACTTTACAGCAAACATACGTTTCAACTTCAAGTATTCATATTCACCACAAGCAATGGGACGTGTTGAATTTAACCTTGTAGATACAGCTGGTGAGTATGTAATGGGTGCAGTATTCCGTGATTCAACAACAACCAGCGATAACATCTTGATTGAGATTGTATACCAAGGTAAAGTAATTCACACCCAAACATTTGATAAAAAGAAATTTGGCAATGGGTGGCGAGAAATCAACTTAGAACGCTTAGGTGATAAACTAGTATGGCGCTTGTGTTCAATCAAATCAATTAATCAGTTTGACAATGTTGTCAAGAAAGATGAATATAAGTATACGCTTAATGAAAAAAACACACAACAGATTTACGAGTTCGGAACTTGGTTTCAAAGATGGCGCTCAAATCTGCATATATTAATGGATATTTCAGATGCTAAAATGCGTTGGAAAGATACACCATATCTACAAGATGTGAAAAACGTATTCCAAAACGGTGACCAAGTAACAATTGACACAGCAACACGTACGCTTTACGTTAATGGAACACCAAACGGAACACTAAACACACTAGGTAACGACTGGGAGAAATTTGTATTACCAATTGGTGAAACAGTAATAAAACCAGTTTATTCTGATTTTGCATTGACCCCAGTAGTTAATGTTTCAGTAAATGAAAGATATTTATAGGAGGAATTTAAATGGATTTTTATATTACAGACCGTGAGTTCAGACTAGAAACAGTTATAAGTACAGACGGTGATACATTATTCAAAGTAATTTCTGCACAGGACGTTTCCACGCTTGAAACGTCCTCGCGTAGAATGTCAATGGATATTAGCTTCACACCAGAAACAACAGGATTGGCAAAAGACTTTTTCAAGGTAGGTAACTACGTTTTATACATTGACCTTAATGGTAAACATGAGTGGATGACCATTTTAAAATCAACACACAATCCACTTACACAGATTAGAACATTAGAATGTGAAGATGCTGGACTAGACTTATTAAATGAAACAGTAAGTGACTACAAAGCAGACAAAGCATATAATGTTGCGCATTACATTAATAAGTTTACGTATGACAGTGGTTTCAAGATTGGTGTAAATGAAATTTCAAAACTAACACGCAAACTTGAATGGGAAGGTGAAGCAACAGCATTAGAGCGTATCCAATCAGTTGCAACACAATTTGACAATGCAGAAATAGAGTTTAGATTTGAATTTATTGGAAACCAACTAAGTCAACGTTATATTGATATTAAGAAAAAACGTGGTACAACTGATTTTCACAGAATGTTTGTGAATAAAGACATTCATTCAATTGTAGTTGAAGAAGATATATACCAACTTGTGAATGCTATCTATGCTACAGGTGGTACAGAAGAAGGTAAGGACCAACCTATTAACTTAAAAGGGTATAACTGGAAAGACCCAGAAGGTCGCTTTGTGTTGAATAAGACAGATGGTATCATACGTGATACACAGAACATTAAACAATGGTCAAGAGATAACACTAACTCACATTACTTCTTACAACACAAGCAGTGGGAAACCACAAACAAGAGTACACTTATAAACAACGTGGTTTCACATCTTAAAAAGTACAGTCAACCAGTGACAAATTATATTGTTGACATTGCCAATATTCCAGAGTTATTGCAAGTAGGCGATACCGTTGAATTAGTTGATGAAAACGAAAAACTATATCTTAGTTCACGTGTTCAAGAATTGACATTTAACTATGAATCATACACTTGTGAAGCCGTATTATCTGATTTTGTGCGTTTAGAATCTGGAATTGCTGAACAATTAAGAGAGATACAAATTAATCTAAACAATAAAACAGAAAAGATGTTTAATAGTGTACCACAAGTTTTTGTACAGCCAGAAGAACCAGAAGCACCTAAAGAAAACGATATTTGGTGGGTTCAACAGAGTATCGAATATAGAGATTTAACAGCAGAAGGTGAACTAGTAAGAGTTGATACAGGTGAAGTAATGGTATCAGCATACAAGGTCTTTAAAGATGGTCAGTGGCAAGACCAGACAATTGACCAGTCTATTCTAAACATTGAAACATTGAACGCTGTTAAAATCAATAGTTCAACAATCAATGGGTCTAAGTTTATCAATACTTGGAATACTAAGGAGAACATAGCTGGTGGGATTGTTCGCAGACAAGGAGTTAATACCATTGGTGAAGGTGAGATACTACAAGATAATGACACCTATATTATACCAACTGGTTCAACAATTGAAAAACTGCGGTCAGAAGAAACAACACTAATTAAGTATGGTGAAATACTTAATACAATTAATAAGTATGATAACGCAACAGGTACAAAGATAGAAAGAAAAGCCAACGGGTTAATATCAGCAAACAGAGTGTACCTAAATGAACTTGATTATACTGTGGCAAACGTTGAAACAAACCAACAGGTAACACTAGAACCTAGAGGTCTTAGCTTTGTAACAACAACCAAGGAAGGTAGCAACCCAGCAGTATTGACAGGAACCACAGAGCTTACAGGCGGTCTAATAAAGGTTAATGGTCACAGCCCAAACATTTCAGCATGGGGCGAAGGTACAAACATTACTAACGCAAAGAGTGGTAATCTATTCAAGTTTGGAAATCTGGTTGCACTTGGTTTTAATACTGACATTAAAGCATTAAACGGACTAGTTCAGAAGAATCAGGCTAATGACGCATTCCAAGCACAGCGTGACGCAAAAATTAAGTTTCAAGCAACAGTTCTATTTCAAGGTGATAATGCTAGCACATCATCAGACTATGCCTATTGTAAAATGCAAGTAAAAGATACCTACAATGAATTAAAGTCAACCAGTGGTGGTGTTTTGATATCTTCAGCAATTGGTACTGGTACACAAGACGCAATCAAACTTCAGTGGCTTGGTACTGCAACAGTTGTAATTGATGTGAAAGCTGGTCAATGGTTTGGTTGCGTACTAGAATTACGAGCAAGTAGAAATAATCTGTTTGCAATGCGTTTAGTAAACGTACAGATAGAAGAATTATTCCCAGTTGCATAATATAAAACACCTCTTTTCAGGGGTGTTTTTATTTGCTTTTAAATGGATAATCACCCACATTGGCGACTGAAAAACGCTTAGAATGTTCCTATGAAGCACACCATTTCCCCTATTTAAGTGATATACTATAATAGTAGCTGAAAGGCGGTGGTTTACTATAAAATAAGGAGATGCTAACATGGAAGAAAAGGACTTTATGGAAATAAAAGTACAACTGGCAAGAATTGAATCAAGCTTAGAAGGTATTCCAGAATTGAAAAATGAGTTAAAGGCTAACAATCATTTACTAAGTGAAACACATCACCGTTCAATTCAAAACGAGAAAGACATTGCTAGTATAAATGACCGCTTGAAATGGTTATCACGTACTGTAGGTAGCGCAATTATTGTAGCTGTCATTGGTGCGATTATTACATTATTATAAGGAGAGTGTAAAAGATGGATTGGAAAACACGTATCAAAAACAAAGCCTTCTGGATTGCTTTAATTCCAGCGGTAATTGTTCTGATTCAAGTTGTGGGTAGCATTTTTGGATTGGACTTATCAAACCTAACTGGTTTGAGCCAACAACTAATTGACGTTGTTAATGGGGTATTCGTTGTGTTAAGTATTTTAGGAGTAGTTATAGACCCAACCACAAAAGGTATTAAAGACAATAAGGAGGATAAATAAGTATGAAATTAAAAGGTATTTTATTTGGTGCATTAGCAACCATTGGTTTGTTTGCTGGAATGCAAACAGCTAACGCATATGAAGTTAATAACGAGTTTAATTTAAGCCCTTGGGAAGGTTCAGGACAGGTTGCAGTACCTAATAAGATTATCTTACATGAAACTGCTAACGAACGTGCCACAGGACGAAATGAAGCAACGTACATGAAAAACAACTGGTTTAATGCTCATACAACAGCTATCGTTGGTGATGGTGGTATTGTTTATAAGATTGCACCAGAAGGTAACATCTCATGGGGAGCTGGTAATGCAAACCCATACGCACCTATTCAAATTGAGTTGCAACATACACATGATAAGGAATTGTTCAAAAAGAACTATAAAGCATACATTGATTATACAAGGGACATGGGTAAAAAGTTTGGTATTCCTATGACACTTGACCAAGGTTCTTCTGTTTGGGAAAAAGGTGTTATATCTCATAAATGGGTATCAGATTATGTCTGGGGAGACCACACAGACCCATATGGTTACTTAGCAGAAATGGGAATCAGTAAAGCGCAACTTGCTAAAGACTTAGCTAATGGGGTTGGTGGTAACACAGCAACACCTACTCCTAAACCTAATAAACCAACACAACCTAAACCAGCGCAACCTAGTAAACCAAGTGATAAAAAACGTTTCAATTACCGCGTAGACGGATTAGAGTATGTAAACGGAATGTGGCAAATCTATAATGAACATTTAGGTAAAATTGACTTTAATTGGACTGATAATGGTATTCCAGTGGAAGTTGTTGACAAGGTTAATCCAGCAACAGGACAACCTACTAAAGACCAAGTATTAAAAGTTGGCGATTATTTCAACTTCCAAGAAAATAGTACTGGTGTAGTACAAGAACAAACACCTTACAATGGTTATACATTATCTCATGTACAATTACCTGAGGAGTTCATTTGGTTGTTCACAGATAGTAAACAAGCCTTAATGTATCAATAAAAAGAATAAAACACCTCTGAAAAGAGGTGTTTTATTTATGTTTATTCTAAATATTCAAACATATACCCACCAGTGTGTCTGCGTTCACCGTTTAAACACTTTCTGATATTGGACGAATCAAGCTCTAACTGTCTCGCACATTCTCTAATTGAGCAATACTCATTCCATTCGCCGTTTGCTATATCTATAGCTTTGATTTTGGTTCCCTTAGATATTACTTTAAGTTTCTTTGAAATTCTTTTATTACGTGTTCCGTGATTTACATTCTCGTTTCTTGTACACCATTCAAGATTAGAGACCATGTTGTTTGTTTTATCTTCATCAAGATGGTTTACCTCTGGTTTGTTTTCTAGGTTAGGTATGAATGCTTCTGCTACTAAACGGTGAACTCTAATGTGCGTTGGTTTATTATTTTTATATAAGTGTACACGCAGATAACCATGGTTATTAAACTGTGGTTTCAAAATCCGTTCTGACCGCGAATAACTACCTTTACATCTTTTCACTCTACCTAAGTCACTAACCTGATATAACCCTTCATAATCTTTAATATCTCTCCAGTGTTCTTTCATGATTAATTACCCACCTTTTCATCTGAAAAATGCTTAGAATGCTCCTCTGACACACAGGTTTCTAAGATATTTGGTGCAAATCCACCAGTTACAATAGGTTCATCATCTTTGAAAACCACTGGTAAAGAAGTTAACCCCCGCTCTAATAAATAGTTTAATCCTTTCCAATCTTCATCTACATTAATTTCTTTATAGTTAACACCTAACTCCTGTAGTTTGCGCTTGGTAATTTTGCAAGCCATGCAATTATTTTTAGTATATACTTTAATCATTCTTAATTCCTCCTATTAGTTGATAGGTAAAGTATAACACCTTACCTATCATTTGTCAACACTTTAGTCAATATAATTTTTCACTTCAACTGGTTTGAATCCTTGTAATTCTCTTTCATGATGTGCTTGTTCAACCCTTTCTTTGTAGTTTTCACCAAACCAAAGGACTAACGTGTCTTCTACCTGGTCAATATAGTATTGTTTGTCAATTTCATCAATGGTAATACCTTCACCAATTGCTTCATTACTGATTCTGTAGTATTCTGGAGCGTTTACCAATCCTTTTGTATATGAAATATTATCCTTAAATTCATCAGCTTCAATATCTAATAATTGACCTTCTTTGACCTTAAACAATTCTACTGCATTAGTTTTGTCTTTTACTGCGAATACGCGGTTAACCTTTTGAGCACTGGTTTCATTACCTTCAATGTCTCTTTTAATTGTTTTATCGTAACTCCAGCCAGTTTTGGTAATAATTTGAAACTGTCTTACATCTTCACATTCTTCAATAAATTCTTTGTAGTCTTTACCAGCTACCAGATAATTAATGAACGCATTTGATACAATCGCTTTTGACACTTTCATACCACCAGTTAAGCCTATAGCACCTTTTACTTTTACTTTTCCATTTGGTTGTACTGCAATATAATTATTTACATCTTTTTGCCAAATCTCACGGAACATATCTTTATCTAGTGTAAGACCAATCTTGTTGGCGAACTCATCTAAAGCTTCATCAATAGCTTTATCATCTGCTTCACTGTTTGGAATATATGCGTGTGCGTCCGTATTTGATTGAATGAATTGTGCTTTACCTTTAATTAATTCAAACATGTTTGTCATAATCAACTGACCAGTTGCACAAACCAAGAATTGGTTTCTTGGGTCATATAAACCATTAAACTGCGCACCACTGGCACCAAACTTAGTGTTAAGCGGTAACTTGATACCGTTAATCATTACCCAAGTTGGTACCTTTACGCCTTTAATATCTGCTGTTTCTTCACCTGAATACTTAGCATCCATGCGTTGTTTAAGTAAGTCACTATAGCGGTGAAGTTTATCTTTTGGAATGTTTCTTGATAGTAGGTTGAACTGAACCATTGTATTTGGATATAGTGAACCCCAGTCACGCATTGGGAATAATCCAATATGAATATAGCTAGGTACCGCACCGTGTACACCACCACTACCATAGACCATTTCATAACCATCTTCAGTAGTGTAGTTTAGTGACACGTTTAGTTTGCCTTTTTCGTTTAATTCAAAGTCATGATTGAGATATGCGTCTGCAATCTCTTTTGTATTAATGTTTAATCGTTTATCTAACTCTAATGGGTCTGTCAAGTCTGGTCTAACTTCTTGTTTGGTTGCACCAAGTAACTTAGCTGTTAAGTTAGCATTGGTTTGTAATAAGTCTGTCTTATCCATGTCAAACATTAAAGCAATAGTTGCTTTAGCTAACAACATACTTATGTTTTGTTCAAAACGTTTTTCAGTTGCTAATACATCATTTTTACAGTATGCAATGTTTTTCGCTTTTTCTTCCTCTGTCAATGGTCTATCCATATCAAAGTCTACTTCTGTTTCTTTAATGTTGATGCCTAAGAATGCTGAATGTTCTTTTAAGCTAAAACCTTTGTTATCTTGATATAGGTCCATACCAAAAAGTGGTGTTTTATGACTATCAAACATTTTGTAAACTAGACCTCTATTATCTGATTCAATAATTGCCTTAGACATCTGATAAGCATTTTTGCCTTGTAGATACCCACGCATTACATTGTTGTCATATGACGCATTATTATACCCAATAAACATTGAATCACGGTATTCAAGGTAAAACTTGCGTAATTCGTCAAGGTTGTTATTAATGATAACCCATTCTTTGGTAAAGTAATCACGAAATACAAATAAACTGTCATGTTTAAAAATCTCAATATCAAATAATAAAATGGTTTGCTTTGTTAATGGTTCACTTGGTTTAAATGGTACAACATTACCACTTGAAATACTTCTGATTGGTTTTACTGTAGCAAAACCATTACTGAACTTCAAATCAATCAATAAACGGTCACCAACTTCAACATTTTTCCATTTATCCCAGTCATATTTGCGAAACTTCATGATGTAGCTTGTAACGTCCCTACCATCTTCTAGTGAGCGCATTTTAACTACTTTCATTTCTTTTCCTTTTGCTGATAACTTTTCAGTTGATTCAATCACAACCACATCATGTTGACCAGCTCTCATAGGGTCAAGACTTCGTGAATTACCTTTTAAGTTACTGAATACTTCCAATAGTTTTTCAGCTAGTTCTGGTGCATTTTTAAATTCTGCAATGTTCTTCATATGTTTAATTCCTCCAATTTGTTTATACTACTATCTTAACGTACTTTAAATAATTTTTCAACTCTTTTTTTGTTTTTTATATCCCCTTGACCACTAATACCAACCTTAACATCTTTACTCCAGATACATTCAAATTTATCTTCAGGTAGTTCATATTCACTTATTAATACAGTGTTGTTTTTTGCTAACTCTATAGCCCATTTATCAAATTCTTCATATGGAAAACCACCTGTTGAATATGATAGTGTTTTTCTATATGGTGGGTCTAAGTAGAACACACAATTTTTATATTCAGATGGCTTGTAATCAGTAAATGACTTACATTCAAATGTAATTCCTTGAATACTTGGTGATTGCTTTTGTAAATTTCGTATTGCTTCATTAGGTAGGTCACGTGGTGTTACTCCATCTGGTTTATATCCTCTAGCATATCCACCAAAGTATTTGGCACCAAATGTTGCACAAAAACCAACTAAACCAATGTAATAATCAGGGTACGCAGTCTTGTTGTTTTTAACACTTAGATATTGTTCTTCTGTGATTGTGTGTGGTAATTTATCACTGTAATCTCTATTGAATCTATGCAATGCAATTAATTCCTTGTGTAAGTCACTACCTATTTTATTATGGTGTTTAATTTTATCAATCATATTTGCTCCACCTACAAATGGCTCAATATATGCAACTGTATTATCGTTGATATATGATTGAATGATTGGTGCTAACTCTTTACTAAGTCTATTTTTACTTCCTACATATTTCATCTATTAATTCCTCCAATTTGTTTATACTATTATTTTACTTTACAATTACAATTCTGTCAAGTGTTTTTGTTGCTAATTTCAACTCACGTTGTAAGAAACCCTCTGTGGCACCATTTGCAAATCTACAGATAAGTTCTACACCATCAACTGGTTTAAATAACTTAGCTAGGATATATACTTTATCACCTTTGTTACCAATACCATTGTGATTGTCATTTTTAAGTTCTACATAATTACCTACATTAAATGTGTTTTTCATTGTCATTCCCTCCTATATGTATATAATAACAAAACCCCTAACATAAGTCAAGGGTTTTGTTTGTTTATTTTTAGAATGGTAAATCATCAGCTGTAATGTCAATTGAGTGATAAACTTCTTTAACTGGTTTTTGTTCTGGTTGGTCCTCTGGGTCAAGAGGTAATGCTTCTAACCAACCAACGTTGCTTGTTGGGTCTAATTGATTTTTATTAACTGTAACATCAACAACCATTCCAACCGCTTTTTCTGCTGTGTCCCATTCCACACCAACATCTTCAAATAATTCATTGAAACGCACTTTTGCTTTTCCAAGTTTAGCCATGTTAGGAATGAACATTTCTTTTTTAGCAACCCACACACCAGTGTTGAAGTTGAATGCGTAGTGCTTACCTTTATGTTCAATAATTACTGCACGTCCTTTAGGTGAATCTTGAATTGCAACAATAGGTGCTTTCTTAATACGTTTTAAGCTAACCAGTGGTTTCTCAATTTTGATAAAACCGGAGCCTTCTGTAAAGTATGCTTTACCTGTTTGTTCATCAACGTATAACTCAATAGTGTTATCTTCTTCAAATGAGCCACCAGCAACTTCTAGTGCTTCATTATATTTTTTCATAGCTTCTTCTGAATCTTCCCATTTTTCAGTATCTTTGTTGTATTGCTGTTTGTATGCTACTGCATCAAACATTGCTGAATAATCTTCTTTTGCAACTTGTAACTTAGTTGAAATTTCTGAATCCTCTACACTCACGATAACTAATTTTTGTAATTCTGACATAATAAAATTCCTCCAATAATTTGTTTTTATTTTTTACTACTTAAATAGTATAACATACTTTCCCTAACTTGTGTAGGTTATTTACCTAAAATAATATAACGCTTATTGTAATTAATGAAAATATTAATAGGTTCCGTATCTCCATATGAATAATATACCACACCTTTTAACGTGTATTCATCTTTGTTGTGTGTGATGTTAAATTCTAATAACCCAAGTTCGATATCGTCAATCTTTACAAAACTCTCTCCATAAGTTGCAATACCATTAATAAACTCTACCTCATGCTTTCCGTCTAAGGTATGCAAGCTCCATTTTGGTAAGTCACTCATTTACATTTCCTCCCATTCAATACCTAATTGTTTTAGTTTGGTTAAGTCTGATGTCTTAACCTTAATACAAGTATAACTCACTTCAACTGGTTTGTCAACAACTTTATCTTCATTTCCTGTTAAAATTATAATTTCAGGAACTTTCGTTTCTCTTACTCGTTGTTGTTCAGCTTCCAGTCGTTCACGTTCTGACTTCATTTCTTTAAACTCTTCAATAGCTTCACTCATATTGAAACCATTTCTTGAATATGCAATAAGTATTGCCATACGGTCATCTTTATCTGTTACCTCTTCTTTCAAGTCTGAATAGTCTTGTTTAAACAGTTCAAAATACATTACAACCGCTTGTGTGATTGTCTTTTGTGACGTTGCTTTGTTAGTTACTAAGCTTCTATTTTTGGCAATGAACTTATCAAAAGATAGCCATTGTGGCGCATTATATGAAGCGTGGTACTTATTGAAAAGTTCTTCAATTTGTAATGTACGTTCTTTTTGTTCTTGCTCGTTGAACGTTTTAATTTGTACATTAACATGTTCTATACCTTCCTTCAATACATCTTTTAATGTCTGTATTTTTTCGTTTAGTTCCTCATAAGGTGTCATGATTTCACTTTTCACTAGTTTACGTTGTGTGTCTAGCTCTCTGATTCGTTTATTGATTGTAGCTACTAGTTTTTTATTCTCTTTGATTGTTTCTTCTGTAACTTCTTGCTCTTTCATTTTATCAGCCAACTTCTGTGCGTCATTTAGTATTTTTTCATAGTCTGCAAATTCGATTGACTGAACACCATTGGTTTTAATTGCAATTTCAAATTCCATTGCGTTCGTCCTCCGCCTTTAATCGTAACCACTTAGCTTTGAAAATCTCGTTAAATGTGAACCCCATTTTAATTAGGTCCGTTCGTTCCTCTAATGTGTTTAGTAGGTCATTTACAGTAAAACCATAGTCTAACATTAGTAACATTTTATAACTCATTTGTTCATTATTCATAAAAATTTTCCTCCGCTTCAATAATCTTTTTGATTGTTTCTTTAAATGGTTCACCTACATTATCATAACCAACTTTAATAATGTAACTATTCATCATGTCAATAATGTTCAGAAAGTCTGTTTGTGTTAGGTTAATTGATTTTTCTGTTTCCATTCTTCTACGTCCTCCATTGTCAATCTGTTTTCATCTTTTTTAGTACGTTTGATTAGTCCTTCAAAAGTTGAATATGTTTCGCTTTGGTGTAATGGTACCACAATTGAACCTGGTTTGCAATACTTTTCTGTAAATTCTTTATGTTCAGTTGAAGCTAAGTGACGATATGAACCGTTACTAAAAATATCAAAGCCAGTATGTGCTTTTGTTGATTCATAAAATTCAATTACTAAAGGATTGTAATTAGATTCTAACAGACAGTAGTCTACTTGTAAAGAGTTTTTATCTAAATATTCCTGATAATCAATTGTAGTACTTAAATCAGTGGCATATAATAATACCTCTTTTGTTTCTATATCTTCAATAATAAAGCCATGACAGTCAACTAATTCCTCACCAGCACCATGATAGTTCTGAATAGTTGTGAATTTCATTGTACCAATTTGAAACTGAAAGTTATCACTAAAAACAACATCAGCTGGAATTTTTGTTTTTTCAAACATTAGATTACTTACTTCTTCATTAGCTAAAATTTTAATGTTTGGAAAGTTTTCACGAATCTTCTTATAAACAGCTGGCTTGAAATGGTCCCCGTGTCTATGGGTAAATATTAAAAAATGTTTTTCATATAGTAATGGCTCTATAAATTTGTAAGGCTTACCTGCATCAACTAATATATTAAATTGATTAGTATATATTGATACTGAATTTCCTTTACTACCTGTGTAATGTACGTTCCATTTGAATGTCATTTGCTACCTCCTAATACTGTGATGGTGTATTTCTACCTTCCCACGAATTTCCTTCTAATTCCCATAACTCTTTGCCAAGTCGTTTAGCAGTATCCCATTTGTCTTTGTCAATACATTTATTAATTTCAATAATTAATTTGTGACGCTTATCCTCTACTTTTTTGCGCAGTGGACGTGCTACACGTTGTTTACCTTCTTGTGGGTTAATAGCCCACCCAAGGTTGTTGCAGTGTGTGTTGTTAACATCACCATCTTTATAATATAGGTAGCCTAGATTGTCTTTATTTAGTACGAATGATTCAGCTACTAAGTTAGCAATAAAAAACTTACGTGTCTTATTGTGTGAGCCTTCTAAGACTACGTATGGTTTGCCGTTATCCTCATATGAGTTCCAGACCGTTAAACCAGTGTCACGGTCTATTACATATCCCATGTTTGAAACTGCGTAACGGTCGTACGGTTCAAACAATGGTTCAAATTTTTCAATCATTCCTTTAACTCCTCTACTAATTTTTCTAATTGCTCAATGGTTAAAATAATATCACCTTCTGGGATATTAGTATCCATACTTACCACTATATCACCATCTGGGTATTTTGTTACCTCCAAATAATCAGCATTGTTTAAATTACATAGTACATGTATAGTTTTATATTTTCCAAATGGTCTATTAATCACTCTCACATTTTTCATATTAAAGTCCTCTTTCTTCAATATCTTCAATCAGCCAAGTTAGGTAAGTTTTTGCTTTTTTAAGGTCCTCTAGTCCATTTTTGTGTTTATAACGTAGTGGGTATTTTAGAATATTTCCTTCTAGGAAACCACGGAATTCTTCTTTTGTCATGTTAGCTTTCATTATTTGAATTGGTTGAATACCGTTAACTGTGTAATGAATTTGATTGTCAATCAAATCTGATTCAAAATAAACTTCTACATCAGGTTCAACACCACCTGACATGTATAAGTACTCATCATATGTCATAACTTCTTCTTGTTCAGGTTCAACACCATCACATTTTGAATCTTCAAAATTAACTTCTAATTCAGGAATAACAAAATGGTTTTTAAAAGCACTCTCTGTAGTATATGTGTGTGTTCCGTCATGATATTTGACTTTCCACATTTTACCTTCCATTTTATGTGCTACACCTGTTAAACCATTATCTTTGCGTTTTACTACCATTCCATCTTGTAATTTCATAATTAATTCCTCCTAATGTTTTATAAGTATTATTCTATCATATTGACGTTTATTTGTCAACACAAAACTTTAATTTTATGATATAATATATTTATAGCAAAGGTGATTCCTCCCACCTTAGACTATCTTAGGCTAACTCGTATGAGTTGGCTTTTTTTATTTTGCATATTTTGCGATAAGTTGAAAAACTTCTTGCGCCGTTTCAATATTTTCAAATCTAACAAATCCACTTGCTACATGTTGCATCATTACTGAATAGTTATAATTTGTACTATACATATCACCAAACCCATTTGGGTTAAATTTCACATCAATAAGCCAACCATTTGGGAACAATTTTCTAAACATATGCATGTTATTCATCTTTTGCCATTCTCCGTTCTTCTCGTTTTTTAACTGAATCATATGTGCGTTTCAGTTCTGTACTGTCAAGTGGTGGGTTGCACCCAATTTGGTTTACATATTGTGACCATACCCATACTTCTTCATGTTCTAAGCCTGTAGCGAACAATTTGCCAATCATTTGCGTTATCCAGTTGTTTCGTCCTCCTTCATCACTACCAGCGATAATGTCACCTAATAGGTTTGCAGTCCAAAGTCTTTTCCGTTTCTTGTTCTTTTTCTGAATCGTTTTATCTGTGAACATTTCAAGCCATTTTGTAGGTAGGGTTGCCATTTCTACATCACTAATCACTTGGTATTTAACACCATCAATCTGCGAACCCCAACCCAAAACATATCTTCCGGTCGCTTGAAAGTCAACACCTTCAAGTTCTTTGTGGTTCTGAATGAACTGCGTATCATTATAACTTTCATGTAATTTGAAATACAAGTGCATTCCACCACTTGGTGTTATAACTGTTTTTGTATCTGGTAATTCAATTCCATATGCTTCACAAAAGTTATCTAAGTTTTTAGCACCATCTACACCATTATGATTGTCAATGTCAATTACAACAGCACCATTTAATGAACCTGTTAAGAACCCCCAATTACCCCCTTCTTTTATCCAATCACGTACAATATTTTCATCTTCACCATTAAATGCACCTGAAACCAGTGGCGCTTTACTATTTTTTTTAATTCTCAATGCTTTCAAATTTAAAACCTCCTGCTGTTTTGTTTATATATTTATCAGAAATAACCTTACTTATTGTTCCCTCATCTATATTTAATGCATTACTTGCTTCTCGTATACTACTATAATACGTCTCGTTACCTTCTTTGTCAATAGATTTTATTTTCTTTTTTAAACCAGTTGCTTTTTTATTTAGTTGTTGTTCAATGTATGTTGCCCATCTTAAGTTTTCAACTCTATTATCTAATCTATCTCTATTAATATGGTCTACTGTTGGTTTGTTTTCTGGGTTTGGTATAAAAGCTTCTGCTACTAAACGGTGTACTGAATATGTTTTTGTATATCCTTTATTATCAGTAAGTCTTACACAATTATATTCAAAACCCCTTTTACCTCTTGTTTGATTTTTTAGTATAATTTCCTTGGTTTCTAATACACCAGTATTACATCTAACTATTCTTGCTTTTGACTTAATTCTACCAAGGTTTGATATTTTATATTTATTAAGATTATCAACTTCTCTCCATTCTTCCATTTTATCAATCCTCCTAAAAATCTCTACTTACTGTTACAACAGTATCATGTTTAACTTCTTCTGCACCCCATGTGTCTGTGGTATCAATGAATTTAAAAATAAAACATGCACCAATAAACATAATGAATAGTAAGCAGAACCACGCTTGTATATAATCTTTGTATGTGTTTTTATACCACTTTTGGTTTTTATCTTCTTTAGTAAACATTGTTGTTTCCTCCTCTTATCTTATGTACCTACTATATCATAGGATATAGTAGTTGTCAACTATTGAACTGTATAATATACTAACTTTTCTAAATTCAATACGAATGATTTTGAACCTTCGTAAGTAATTTCTAAGAATCGTGCTGAAATAGTAATGCGTTCAAATTCAGGTAATACGATAATACTGGTGTTGTTACCGTCCATGTATGTCACATATACGTTTTTTAATTTTTTCATTTTAAAATCTCCTCCATCATTTCATTAGTAAAGTCTTTACCATGTGTTACTGTCTCAAAAATCTTTTTCTCTACAGGAGTGTCTGGTACAATATGAACGAAGTTAGGTGTACGCTCCTGACCGTGTCTATCAATCCTAGCTTTTGCCTGAATATACTCTGTGGAGCTGAGTGGCATACTGTTAAATACACATACACTAGCGATTTTCAAACTATTAATACCTGTACTAGCACTCTTATATTGGGCTAAAACCACTGCATTATCATATTCTTTGAAATTAGTCAAATCTTTATTGTTTCCATTGTACGTACTGTAGGGTCTTTTTAGTTTATTTAACAACTCTGAAATCATATAACACTCTGTATTGTAATTATAAAATATAACCACTCGTTCACCACTATATTCTTCTAGTACTGCTTGTAGACGCTCAAATGGCTCTTTAGACACATGTTTGTGTACACCGTTAAGGAAACCATGTGATACTTGGCGTAACGCGTTAAATAATTTACTACTGTTGTCTAATTCAATCAGTCCACCGTTGTCACTTTTGTACATGCGATTTTTCTTCAATTTAGCGAACATTGCTGGTTTTTTAGTCTTGTAGTAAAAATCTTGTGGCATGTATGGTTTGTCACGTTCGTATTTAACACTCGCTTCATCAACCATTTGTTGTAGTAAGTGCTCGTTCTTATAACCAACAATATCCATAAATCGCATAGAGCCCATTTGACGCATCTGTTTGATAATAAATAGCTGCTCAAATTCTTTTTTAGGCTTGCGAAATACGTTTAACATATAAAGCTGACTATAATAGTTCTCTAATTTGCCATTGCTGATTGGTGTTGCTGTTAATAACCTAACGTGAGTGGTCTTTTTACATAAACTCATCATGAATTTAGTTACTTTTGATTTTGCTACTGACACTTTATGGCTTTCATCTATCAAAATGTATGTGTCTTTGTCTACCCATTTTACCAACTCAGTCAAGCGCCAACTACTCTCAAAACTGATTACCACCCTGGTTGAATTGGCTAATAACTCTTTGTTTTTGCGAGTACCTTTATTTAATGCTGTAATCTCAACACCCATTGATTTTCCATCTTCTGCAAAGTCAACCACTTTTGGAGCTAAACAAACCACTAATAATTTACTGCAACCACTTTTTAAATAAGCACCAAGTCCTGAAAAGGTCTTCCCTGTTCCAGCGCTTGATAGGTCAAAGTTCTTTGTATCAGATAACTCAATAGCTTCTATTTGATGTGGTAATAGTTCGATTTCTCCTATTTTAGTTTGCATATTTGAATACGTACCCTCCTACTTGTTTACATCTACCCTGTAAACAGTTGCTGATGTTACCATGATTAAGACTTAACTGTCTTGCACATTCACGTATTGAACGATACTCATTCCACTCACCATTTGCAATATCTATTGCTTTGACTGGTTTCAAAATCCGTTCTGATTTCCTATATTTACTTTTAACTCTACCTAAATTACTTACCTGATACAAGCCCTCATAACCTTTAATATCTTTCCATTCTTCAATCATAGTCAATCTCCAATTCGTCATAATTTATTTCTGGCAAATCTGGTTGTTCATATGTGTATGGATATTCCACACCATTATCCATCTGGTCTAAGTGAAGTAATAGGTCCTCTAAATCATCTAGTGTATCTCTTAATAATATGCCATATCCACCAGCCGTTCTAACCTCCTGCAAGTATCTAATTTGTAATTGGTCTGGTTGGTAGTTACCTACCTTTAATTCTAAACTAATCCAATACCCTCTGTAGCATGCTTCAATGTCACTTCTACCAACGCGGTCGTATATGTTTGCTGTATTGACGTTTACTAATGCACCTCTACTCTTCAAATACTTTACAACTTCTCTACTAAAGTTAGCTTCTCTTCCCATGGTTTGAACCACCTTTTTTATTACCTTATAACATATTTGTCAATACTTCAATGGCTTTTTCTACATCAATATTATTTTGAGAAAATACACCTAACATTGCTAATACTGTGTATGTTGCATACTTTTCTATGTCATCTTGTGAAACACCTTTACTTCTGAAATCATTTTCCAGTTCATTCAAAATATTGTCAATTGCAATATTACGTTCTGTTTTCATTATTATTCTTCCTCTCCAATTACTAATTCAATTCCGCCCCATGATTCATTGTAACTGATATTTAATACCTTTGTCAACTCATTATATTTATTAAATAATCGTGCTACTGACTTGTCGCTTGTTGTGTCAATTACTAATGCAGTCATACCATTTGATTCTTTCACTACTAAAAAATGACTGTCAACCACTTCATACGCTTGTAATAAATTCATGTTATTCAACCTCCGTAAATGTTTGAATTGCTAAGAATGTTAATGCGAATGATACTAACCAAGATACTAAACCAGCGTCAGTTGACGTTGTGAATACAATTATTAAAATACCTACTAAATTTGCCACTAAAATTGCCGTTAAAACTTCCATATTTTCATTCATTTTATTTATCCTCCAATTTGTTAATTCGTTTTTCTAATTCTTTGATTAACTCTTTATTGTCTAATGTTTTTGTGATACTTGATACTTCAATTCCTGATACTACTTTATACTCTAAAATAATATCTTGTTGACGTTCATTCAATTCTTTGTATAAGTGTAACTCTTGTTTAGCTTCATTCAATTTCTGCTTGTTTAAGTTGTTTGTCAACATTGCTGTACTTCCTGAAAAACTTAATCCTACTGCCAATCCAATAAGTAATCCTTTATGTTTCATTTCCTTATTCCTCCTAATTGATTATATAGTTAGTATAAATGATTGTTTTTATTTTGTCAAGTGTTTTGGTAAATTAATTTTTAAATTTTTATTATATCGCCTTGGGTCAAGTGTCTTATGTCTATCACTAGCTTTGTTTAAATAGCTTGTAATTACTTTACCGCTAAATAGAGAAACCACTATACATTGTACTACTATATCATCAATAGATTCACCTACATGCCCAATTCCTGAACGAATCAAAACACGTTTATCTGCACCTGTTTCGTTATATTCAATAATTTCACCATGTATCATTGCTTCCATTGCTCGCAGATATGAAAATTTAGTTTCACCGTTTCTTATTTTATCTTGTAAGTGATACCCTGTTTTTATACCACGCTTTAACCACAAGTCTTTCACTCTGTCTTTTGCTTTGTTTAGTTGTTCTTTCTCTTGTGGAGTACATTGCGTAATGTGTTTCTTTACTTGTCCTTGTGTTTTCTTTACTGTTCCAATTTGAAAGTCCATCTCATATCCTCCTTTTAATTTATTAATTAAGTATATCAGTTGGGGCTGAACTTGTCAACCCCTTTTCTGATTTTATTTTAAGTTTTCTAATACTGTTTCAGTTAGTAAAATCACATCTAACATGTTTTCTAGTCTATCGTTTAGTTCATGTCCTAGTTCTTTGTTTCCGTTGTCGTATGCTTCAATCATTTGCGCTTTTAACTCGTCATATCTTTCGTTTAATTTTTGTAATTTGTTTTCGTATTTTTCTTTAGTTGTCATTGTTTAATTCCTCCCTTAACTTATGAACTAAGTATACCATGCACAAAAAAGAAAGTCAACTGTTTTAGTCAACTTTCTTTAAATTATTTTAAAAAATATTATCTGTTTCAGAGGTATTGGTTTTCCATCTCACGTTAGTTGTACAACGTTGTACTCTTCCATCAACACGCTTAGTAATTACACTAAGAATAATGTTTTCTGATTGTGCTTTACGTTTCAATTCTGGAATGAACTTCTTGGCTGATACTTCCATTAGATTATCTTCACGTAACATAGTGTTATATGCTTCTAATAATTCTGTATTTGGAATTACATCATCAATATTGTTTGTAAATTCAAGTTCATTCAATTCAATAAAGTTAGCCATTGTGTCATTTCCTTGGATAAATGCGTCACGTAATTTATTTGCATTATCACTGGTCCAGAACTGCCCTTTTGTTTCTCCATTTAGCCCAAACAATACATTTCTATATTGTTGCAGACAGTAGCTGATAAACTCTGACTTTTCTTCATATGTGAAATTCTTTGAACGTTCTAGCCACATTGAATCTGTTGGGTTATCTCTTCCCATGGTCTTGTTAAATGGAAGCGTGATAATACGGCGCAAGAAACCATGTGAAGTATCTGAAAAAGTAGGCATGTTATTAGTTGTGAAAATCATTAGTGCGTAGTTCGTAAATGTGAACTTGTTAATACCTTTATACTCTGCACTCATTACGTCATTACCTGACAATGTTTTCAGTGTACCTGTTTGCTTAATGTGTTGCGCTGGCATATCAGTTTCAATATTTACCATTTTACCAAATAATTGAGAGCTTGCGAATTTGTCATTATTACCTGACAAGCTAGCTAGTGTTGCATGACTTGTATTTGATTTACCTACTAGGTCCTCAATGAAGCTCATTACATGCGATTTACCGTTACTACCTTCACCAGTTGCAAATACCATTGCTTGTGGGTCTTGGTTGCGGTAGAAAATACGTCCAATCAATTGAAATAGTGTTTTTGCGTCCTCTTCTAAAATGTACTCAATCCATTCAGCAACGATATTGTGTTTAGGATTATCAATATAATCATATTCAATTCTTGTTGTTTGGTAGTCCTCTTTTACCGTTGGTTTTAATGTGTCCTCTTTAAAGCGATATGTCCCATTTTTAAATGCAATCTTATTTGGGTCCATTTTGTCATTAAATGGTAAGTTAGCACCAGAAGCAAGCGCATTTTTTGCCATTCTTTGGACTGCATTTCTAAATTGGTTAGCAACCTTTGCATTTTCTGCATAATGTGGTGTGTATACCATCATAAACTCATTATAAAGCTTTTGCCATAAACGGGCTTCTAAATTATCCTCTGACACCTCATAAATTTGTGTGTCATGATTATAAACCACTGGTAAACCAATTGTAGAACTTGCGTGTACTGGCAACACCTTAGCCATGTGAACAGCTAAGGCTTCTGCGTTTAAGCCATCATATGTTGGTTCTGGTCGTTGTGGTTCTGCATTCTTAGCCACATCTCCATTTTTGAAGTCCACTTCCCACTCTTTGTGGTCCTTTTCGTAGTCCTTCAATGCTTTGATATATTGCTTACTTGGTGTCAAAGTCTTTTCAAGCGTGCTGATAAAGCTTAATTCAACTGGTTGGTCATATTCAACTTTTTGTAATTCATTTACCATTATTATTCCTCCTAATATCTTATGACATTAATATACCATGTAAAAAAGAGAAAGTCAACTGTTTTATTTAACTTTCTCCCTTATAATAGCATATTTAATTTAGATAATGTTTGTCAAATTGGTATACACCAATTGCAATCAATATAGTTAGTAATACACATAGTCCAAGTACAACCAATTGCATTGGTTTCAATACCATTAGAACTGAACTTACAATCATTGCTGAAATCACTATCACACCTACTGTTAATACTAATACAAGTGCCACTAATAATGCATCTAATTTACTCATTTTTCAACCTCATCTAATTTTTTCAGTAATCGTTTTTCATTCCATACATTTACAATATCACCAATGTATTTCACATTGTATAACCATCTAAATTTGTATGCCAATGTGTTTTGAACATCCTTATATTCGTATTGGTACATTACTGGTACACTATTTTTTAATACAACGGTTACTGTAGCACCATTGTATGGTTCTTCAAATTCATAATATCGTTCTGTATACATGTCAACTCTCATTTTGTTTCCTCCTTAAATTGTTGTTTTTGTGCTTTTGTTGCTTTTGTGTCACACATTGTAGCTTGCTTGTGTATCCATGCTTTAGAAACCATGTTTATTTCATTATCTAACAATGTGATAAAATAACCACGTGTGTCTATCTGGTCAATTCTGTAAATATTTAGACCATCAGTTGAAGCCCAAATTGAGCCAATAACCTTCACTGAATCACTCATATTTTCCCATCACCTCAATCAGGTAGTTATTCATTTCAAAATTATCACTTGGTATAAAGTCAAGTGTTTGTTCGTGATTCATCATCATGAAACTAATTTGATTATTTGAATTGTCAATTGCGCATACACTAACTTCATCTTCAAAACTACCAATAATAAAGAAGTACCATGAATCATTTTCAAATTTCCAAAACGTACCTACATCTTTCTTCATTACTATTCCTCCTATTTAATCATAATCCACAAAACAATTAACATTAACCAAATGCCGCCCAAGCCATCAGTTACATATGCCATATAAATAATAAATACAAATAATAGTGGTACTGCGATTGCGAATGTTACCAATAGTGCGAATGCGATTGCTTTTAATAATTTAATCATTTTGCGTCCTCCAATACATATAATATTGAATCTAATGGAATGGTGATAAATGTGTATTGCATTTCACCATCAATTTCAATTGCTTCTGGTTTTTCCAATTTCAATAACTTTTCATCATTTTCAACTGCTTTTTCATACATTACAAGTATTGGTTCTTCTGTGTATAAGCTGAATAGTTCATTATTTGTTAAACAAATATAATAGTTCGTTTTTACTGGCATTATCTACTTCCTCCAATTTTATAATACAATATAAACCATTTATACGCTTAGCTCTGCGTAACGCTTCATTATAGTGATATGCTTTAAGATATGCACGCTGTACCTTGTTTTCTATATTTCCATATGTTACTTTAAATGTTTTTAGCTTACTCATCTTTATTGTACCTCCTAATCCTCAATATACTTGATAATGTTGTAAGTTCCCCAGATTCCAATTGTTACAAATACTAAACCAAATAGTGCCATTTTGTTTTCCTCCTTTATCTTATACACCTACTATATCACATGGTATAGTAGGTGTCAAGTGTTTTACTTAAATTCTTTTAAAATTTCTAGCGCTTTTTTCGCTTCGCTTAGTTTATTGATTTTATCACGTAGTTTGTATCTTTGTGCTTCCATTCTTTCCATTTTATCAATAATATTCATACCTTCCTTCTGTAGTAACTCAATTCTATCATTTAGTTGTTGTTCAATGTCCACTGTGATTGTTGCGGTTGGTTCTACTTTTTTAAGTTCGTCTTTAGTAATGAGGTTTGCCCATTTGTGGTTACCTATTCTTACCGTTGTGCTAAACACATCTGTAATTATTGCTTTTTCACCCACATTATAAAGTTCATCTTTTTCATTTCTTGCGTTTGATGTGTTACTAGTGATTTCTACTAAATCTCCTAATTTAAATTCTTGCATTGTTTACTCCTCATTAACAATTTCAAATGCTACTAGTATATGGTTTCCGTTTAAACAGTCTAAAATATACCAAATCCCTACACTGTCAACATTATTATCAAAAATACGTTTATTTTCTACTGTATAAATACGTCCTTTAGTCCACCACTTGTATCCACCATCTTGTGTACAACGTAGTTTAGTACCTTCTTTAATGTCTTTTTCTGTGTATTTCATTTGTTTTTCCTCCTTACTCTATGAAACCAGTATAATCTGGATATTTCAGTTTGTCAAGCTGTTTTGTCAATTTTCTTTGTTCTTTGTTGTATTCTTCTATTAATTCGTCCCTGCATTTTTGCCAGTAGTAAGACTTTTTAAACTTTAATTGTACTTTGCAATCATACATATAACGTTCACATTCTTCAATTTCTTTATTATATTTAGTATTGCATTCATCAAGTTGTTTCTCTAATTCTTTAATTCGTAGTTGTTTAGCTTCCTCATCAGTAATAGTTGTTTCTGTAATAATGTAGTGCATACCGTCATAGACAGCATATTGTGCCAAGGTTTCATCATCTCCCATTTGGTCCAAGTATTCTTGTAATGATACTTGTGTGTGAAATAGGTGTGTTTCTCTTTTAATCATTTTGTTTCCTCCTTAAATATATGACTTATTATATAGTAGTTCTTTCATTTCGTCAAGTGATTCATATATGAATTGTTCTTCATCTGGTGAGAATATACGTCTAGTTCCATATGAACCATACACGCACCTAACCACTACTGCGTCATAGTCCACTAGTTTATACATAGTAAACTGATAATCCTTACCGTTGAAGCGTGTTCCTTTTTCCGTCCATGTGTATTGCATTTTGTGTCCTCCTTAATTGTTTATAATTGTTGTGGTTTACATTTATTATACTAAACCATGTTGGGTAATTTGTCAACACTTTTGTTTAAATTTATTGAAATTTGTTTAATGTAACGCTTTGTAACACTTATTGTAACGCTTTGTAACGCTTAAGTGTTACGAAAAAAACCTATATAAACATTGATATATCAACGTTTCAAACCAAGTGTAACACTTGTAACGCTTGTAACGCTTTTTTTCAAGTTCTATACCCCACACCTATATATTATATTATTTTTATTAATTATATCTCTATAGAGTTGTTTTAAAGCGTTACAAGTGTTACACTTATAAGATAACATAGTATAAACATTGGTTTATCAACGTTTATAGGTGTAACACTTAGACCAACATGGTTATGTATAAGCGTTACATAAGTGTTACACTTATTGGTTTCTACAAGCTGTATCAATTGGTATAACTATGTTTTAGTTGAAAATACTAAGTGTTACAAAGCGTTACACTTCAAGTTAAACAAGAGTAAAAGTACAACAATGGTTTGTTATTTAATAAAAATAGTAGATTAAAATTAATGGTTAATCTATTCCCTAAACTACAAATAAGTATGCTATAATATAGAAGTAAAGCAAAAACAAATAGGAGGAATCAATTATTAATAAAGGAATGCAATTAGTAGTAGCACTAATCATCTTAGTATTTACAGTAGGAATGGCAGGACTAATGTATGTGTATCTACCCTATGTATTGTGGACATCAGGTAACACTGGTTTAGCTATTGTCTATATCTTATGGAATGTATTTGGACGTATGCTACTAACAGGTATGAAGTCCACACTAGAGGGCTACAACAACTAAGCACCAGCATATACAATAGATAGTGGAGGGTATAGTTTAATACTGTACCCTTGACAACACAACATAGAGGAGGGTATCATATATGACCATGGAGGGCATGACAGACAAGCAACTACTATCACATACTAAGCTAGACTTAGTATCATACATCAGAGAGCTAGAGCAAGCAATGGTTACCAACACATCAGACACAACAGAACAACCAACAACAGAACCAACAACCAAACCTAAAGTATCTTATGACATCTTTAATAGTAATACTAACAAAGATATGTGGGGCTTCTAATGCCTAAGCGACGGTGTAAGGTTGCACACTGCAGGGAGTATGTAGACATACCAGAAGTATACTGTGAACAACACAGAGGACAACAAGCAAAGACATACAACAAGCAAGTAAGACATTCACCAGATAACAAGAAGTATGCGGACTTCTATGCATCAACACAGTGGCGAAACGTTAGAGCAAGAAAGCTATCAATGAATCCAATGTGTGAAGTATGTAATGCAAGCATAGCAACCATAGTGCATCATAGGCAAGAGGTACGGACCGCAATTGGTTGGGAACATAGGTTAGATATAGATAACCTAGAAAGCATCTGTCAAGAGTGTCACAATAAAGAAGAGCATTCAGCCAGCTTCCGCCACCGCAAGGGGTGATTGCAGGTAGGTTGGGGCTATCAGATTTTAAAAAGTGGGAGGGACTACCAAAATAAAATGGGAGGGAGAGCTAAATTTTTTAGACCCCCCCTCGATTTTTTGGTGGAACTAATCGGTGATGACTTTCGCTTAAACGAATCTCCCTTTACGAAGTTTTGAATCGTGTTTTACGAGGGAAAATAGCCATTTTCAAACTTCGTAAAGGGAGATTCGTTTAAGCGAAAGTCATCA